GACCCGAGCGCTCGTTAGACGTGGCGCCAAGGCTAGAGTCATAGTAGCCCGTCGTAGACTTAATGTCGTCCGACGCGCCCATCTTAGCCTGAATAAGCCCCGTTTGTGCAAGGGGTGGGGCGGCACGTTGGGGCAGCGGCAGCATGTTGCCAGCGCCGTCCGTAACGTCAGGATTGACCTCCAAATACGGCCAGTTCTGGGTATTGGCGGTCTTCCACTGATGCTCGTATCCCTCAAACTGCCCACCGTAGCCGATAAACGGCGCTTTGGGGGCCAAGGCGAGCATTTCCGCCTCTTGGGATACCCAGTAGTTGTACATGCGCTGCGCGTCTTTAGCGTTACGCACGAGGCCGCTGATGTAGATACGGCCCTCAACTTCGTACTCGTTGCCGACGACGCGGACAACCGGAATCGACTTACCCGGCCACTCCTGCTCTTCCAGCACCTCATAGCCGTTCGTCTTCATCCACTTAATCTTGCGGATGTCTACGTCACGGGTGCGAACAGGGGCGAGGCCCATGGCCTCCATCTGCGCGGCTTCGGGCGAGTCGGCGTAGGCGGTCATACCGCCCGGATACAGGTTTAACTTCGCTTTTTCATAGTAAGCGTAGAAGTATTCCGCAATCCGTACTGAATCGTCGGTAATCCACTGCGCCAGATTCTCGTCACCAATACCACGGCTCTGGATCGACGAGATGGGTTCGGCGTCAGGAAAATGACGCTCAAACTCCTCACGGGGCATGTCCTCGGTTATGAAACACCATTCTGCATCGGCTCCGCACGGGTCTTGGATGTGCGGGTCCATATATACCGAGAACGAGTTACGAACGCGAGCGATACGGATATCTTGGTCAAACGAATCCGGGTCGCAATACTCGGTCAGAATGCGGATATAGCCTTCGCCATACGTGACTTGGTTTTCGCAAGCCGTGTCGTAGGCAACGTCCGCATCCGAGATGTACTCAATATGCCGGACGATACCGTCAAACACTTCGGCAACTTCAATGTCCGCCTTGTCATCAACCGGGATGACTTTGCCCGCAGGACGGTTCTGGCGTTGGTCGTTCGTGACCTGTCGAACGTGCTGGGGCAGTTTGTTGATGGTGAGGCAAGGACGAGCGTTGATCGTCTGACCCTGCACTGCGCCACGGGTGGCTAAGACCTCTTGCGGCCACTGCCAGCGGTTGTCCGGGCTACCTGCCATAAAGCGCAGGTCGTCCAGTTCGCTGTCCCGAGACTCGCTATAAGCCGTCAGGGACAACTGCATCCGGGTACGCGCTTGGGCGAGGATATCGCCCGTGCTACGCGCACGGCGGCTCTCGGGCGTATTAGCCACCTGAGCCGCGCCCTTCATCCCTGTCGGGTCTTTAGCCATTACTTGCCCTTCTTACCGGCTTTACGCTTTACCGAATACGCGATGGCAACGGCCTGCTTAACAGGCTTGCCTGCCTTCACTTCAGCGCGAATGTTCTTGCGAAAAGCCCCCTTAGAGGCGGACTTTACGAGAGGCATTAACGCATACCCCGTTTCATCGGAGTCGGTCGGAAATCGACCGCAGTGCGGATCATGTCCTCGTTAACGCGCTTTGGCATACGCGGAGCAGGCATCCGGGGCTTCTGCATCCGGCTGTTTTGGATCATGTCACCGACTGTTGCGCCGGGGGACACGCCGATTGGACCGGGGTTTTTCTTTCCGTACATGTTTCTTAGCCTTTTTTGGAGGATTTGGCGGGTTTTCGGGCGGTTCGGGCGGATTTTCTGAAAGCGGCATCCGTTGGAGCGCCCTTAGAACCCGGTTTACGCATCTTTTCGCCCGATCCCGCAGCGATTCGAGCGCGTTTAGCATTAATGTTCGCATATAGTCCCTTGTTTGCAGCCATTTCAGCATTTCCATCGTTTTAAGGATGCTTTAGCGCGTTCGGCTGGCCCCTTGGCGTTGCGAACGACCCCTTTCATGCGGGCGCAAAACGACTTTTTACGTCCTGCGTCCGCTTTTGTCTTCGGACTGGGCGCCGGAGCCTTCAAATTAGACCCCGTTGCACGATTATATTTTGCACGGCCTTTCGCGGTCAATCCCGCCCCTCTTGACACGGACTGCTTTTCTCCTCTACCAACTGAGAGGCTGACAGACTTCTTAGCCATTAAGCACCCATCCAAGTGTTGATCATGCCGCTCTCGCGGCTCGTGGTAATCGTGCGCGGTCGCTCGCGGTATTCGCGGTGCGCCACGGGATACGCAAACGTGACAGCGATGGCATCGGCAGCGTCAGGCGATGCAAGGCCACGCGCCTTCATGTCTTTCTTCGACTCCAGCAAGATGGAGCCAGAGGAATTAATTTTCTGTTTTGGCCCTGTCAGGTCAGCCTTCAACTGCCTATCATTGGGTAGCGCAGCGTCTTTCAGCCACGACTTCATTTCGCCCCACAACTCTGCACGCTTGTTCTGCCACATAGCCGGGGTCTTGGACTTCCATCCGAAGTTAACGCCACGCACTACCTTATAGCGCTGCTCTTTCAAGCGATCAAGGATGCCGTAGCCTAATCCGCCTTCGTCGAGGACGACGAGTGTGGGTTGGTACTCTTCAATCGCGTCGATAACTCGGCCAACAATCTCCATCGTGTCTTCGCCTTTAAAGCGCTTGATGGCGATGATGTCTCGACCTTTGCGGACGGCGATAACGGTTGAGTCCGCTCCGCTGCGAGCCGGATCGACTCCAATAACAATAGGCGCCGTCTCATCCTTGTACTTGCTACGCGACATCGCCAAATCCACAAGGCTAAGCGGTATAAACTGGTCGTCACCTTCTGACGGAAACTCTCCATAGACTTCCACCTTGGCTTGCGGTGAGTCAATGCCGTATTCGTCGATGATCTGCTGATAAACGGACTTATCCGTCTCTTCAACGGTGCGAGCGTCAATGTTGCGGGTGTTCCAAAACGCACGCTTAGAGTGGAACGCCTCGAAGAAGTATCCCTCGTTACGACGGGGGTTGCTAAAGGCCATCCAAAAACGGTGCGGGGTGTTTTCCGTAAAGAAGCCTGCCGTCACCGACCAGATAGGGTCAGGGATACCGGAGGCTTCGTCGAAGATGACCATAACGCCGTCGAAGTTGTGGACACCGGCATACGAGTCGGGGTTCTCTTCAGACCACAGGCGACCTTCGACGGACCAGTAGCGCGTACCTTTCTTAAGGTCACGTTCAACGAGTTCGGCGAGCCACTTAGCAGGCATTACGCGGGTGGCGCTAATCTCAAACCAATGCGAGTTGATCAGGAGCGCTGCCCACTTAGTAATTTCGGCCCATGTGATTGAGCGTAACTGCGCTTCCGAGTTAGCCGACACAATGGTCGTCGAACCAATCCTCGTACTGAGCATCCAGAGGATAAGCCACGACACGAGAGCAGACTTACCGATACCGCGACCGGAAGCCGTTGCCATACGCAGGACTTCGTAGGAAGTGGCGGTCTTGTTCTTCGCAGTGTGGGCGGCAATATCGCGCAGGATTTCCCGCTGCCACTTACGCGGACCCTTGAAGTGTTCTAAAGGCGTGCCTTTCTGGCCCCAAGGGAAAGCGAGTAGCACGAAGGCCTCTGGGTCGTCCTTAATAACGGGCGACCAGAGTTTGCTCATCAGCAACTCTTCTTCTTCGGGGCTATAGATCGGCTGTTGCATTAGTAGTTTTCTTCACCCGGAAGCGGTGCGCTCATCGAGCCACGAATAAAGTTCAGCAACGACTGGTTCTTTTTGTCGGTGGCTATTTTCTTAAAGTTTTCAGTGTCGGAAGCATATTCGCCGCTCGTTTCCCAACGAGTTCGGCCAGTACCAATCCAAGCCCTAGAAAATGGAATACCTAACCGTTTAGACACCTTGGCCTTGTCGTGTATAGCGGCAATCACAGAAGCGGCTGACGGGCCATAATCTCTGGCGTATTGGTTGTAGATCGCCATTGACTCAGGGTCATTGACGTTAAATTCATTAGTTCCCAAATTCTCTCTGCCCTCTTTAAGAAGCATGGCAGTGACAATTTCAGGGGTTATGTTTTCTGCAACGCCGGGAACCTTGTTGCGAATGGCATCGCCAATAGCCGTTGAGTAAAGGCGGACCTCTTCCATATTGAACTTTTTAGGAAGCGTTTCTAGTTTTCCGCGACGACGGTCGTACCGATAACCCTTAACTTCTAATGGGGTGTTGTGACGAAGCAACGAGTCGGCGAAAGTAAATTTCTGCCCACCAAGCCCGTAATCACGTTTAGCGGTTTGTGTGGGCCAGTTAATGTATGGCGATTTCGCCAACGCATTAACGTCTTCTTTAGGCTCGGAACCGAAGAACGCCGCCAATCTATTCAACACTGACATGTTGTTTGCCCTCCGGTGCGTACTGTATCGCAGCGGGTTGCTCGTGCGCTAATTGATCCGGTGTAGCGTCATATACGCGGCCCGCCAAGACGCGAGATTCTGCCTCTTGCAGCGCGGCGACAATACTAATCTGGGATTTGATATCGACTTGGACTTGCTGTTTAGCCACCCAACCATGAAGGTTTTGGAGCAGGGCAAGCGCGGCTTTGGTGTCCCCATTAATCGCGCCTTCTCGCAAGGCCGACGCTGCCTCAACCTCAGAGTCCGCACGACCTTTCCCCTCGGCGACCGCAGCCGCGTTATCTAACTGGCAGAGTCTACGGTACTCAACGGGCAACAACCCTGCCGCAAAGGCCAAGGCATCACCCTTTAGCCCGAGTTTGGCGGCATCGTAAATCTTTTGCAGAACCTCCGGCGATGCCTTCAGTTCACGAGGCGCAAAAGGAATGGACTTAAAGGATTCTGTTACGAGGTTCATACCGGAACTCTTTGCCAGAACAGGCGGGAACGTCAGACATCCATCCGTGGTAGGTGGCATGGGCACACCAGACCTTCTTAGCAACCTTAGTCACCTGAGCGGCCCAGAAGCAAGAGCGGCACACCAAAGCCTTGGCAGCAAACTCTAACCACTCTGCCTCAGACATCTGTATCGGCATACCGAGACTGTAACAGAAGGTTTGGCGAGGAGAAAGCAACGTGCAGGGTGATCCTGCCGGGAGGCCGCGATCTCCAACGTCCGTGGAGCCTGTGTGCCGAGGCGGAAGCGTCTAGGGATACGTTTAGTGCCTTAGATGGTGCATCCCTTACGGGCTGCTTCAGTTACCTCTCGGTCGCTACCAGCGCATCTGGTCAGACGTTGCTAATAAAGGATAACGGTAAAAGGTTTATTAGCGAAGAGCGTTAATAAAAAAAATTAAAAAGTTTTTGTGAGGGCATCGTAATCGTGACCGGTCAACCCATGGCCCCACCCCCCCCTGTTGTTTTGCCACAACACCCTGTTGTGCGTGTACCACAACCCTAGACGCTAATCATTCTCATTAGCCATAACAGAATCGTTTGCAATGCGTAGATGTTGCGTAGATGCAACACGTTGCGTTTATGCAACATGGCCTGGTTGTGGCGTAAATGCAACAGTCATTGTTGCGTAGGTGCAACAAAGTAGGCAGAAGCGGTGATTCTGTTAGTAATGTCAGTAAGTAGTCATTTTTTTTAGGTTAGTTTTTTATACGGGAGAGATTTACGAATCAGGCTAGAAACTCTCTTTTTTACTTACATTCTCCAAAACATCTTGTTTTTCAGTAGTTTCTACGTAAGTAGTCGCCCCTCGATGTTTACTAACCTTTTACGTCTAATGCTTGTCAATATTGCATAGCATCGCAGGTATGTAACTAGCGTTGACAAGATAGGCAAGACATGGTGTAATGGAATCGTTGACAACATAAACACGGAGTATCTAGCCATGCTTGCATCATTTATCAACGACTCGACGAACATGATGTCAAAGGTTCACTACGTAAACCTTCCGTTTCGCAAAGACCTTAGCAATTGCTACAAAGTCACGTTGCACGATCTCGACTCTGATAACTACGTCGGAGTGTCTCGACACTTCGCAACGCTCGACCTCGCAGAAGCCTACGCCAAGAAATTGGTATTTCCGAAAGGCGGAAAGATCGCCTCTCCGACCTTTCTGCCAGTGATCAAATAATGAAACTCTTTACAGTCTACTTTCGCGGCACTAGCAACGTGGCAGCGGAGCGCATTAGCGCTTCGTCTGCTCGTGCAGCGGTAAACCTTGCCGCCACGCTTGCTAACTGCTCCCCCGTCTACCTAACTGCGAGGATCGCAAAATGACTTACCTGATTAACTCCATCGTCTTCGTAGGCTTCAGCCTTGCTCTCGCTGCTGTTGTCCTAGATTCCTTTACACTCGGAGCAGGTGGCATCACCGTTGCCGGTATCGCTGCCTTAATCGACTACGTTCGCAACTAACTCTCGGAGAATCACAAAATGAAGCCTTACGCACAATACAAACCAGACGGCAAACTCTGGTCAGCAGGTCGCACCATTTATGGCCTCTGCGCTGCTTATAACCATGCCACAAGCCCGTCACGCCTAATGACGGACGAGCAGCACCAACGTTCCAACGTCTACGCTCGTGCAATCCGTAATCGCATCAGACGCATGGGCTACCGATACGGTGAGCATTACTCGGAATGGTCGAATGGTGCGCTCTATCCGTGTTCTGTTAAGTCTACCAATCCCTAGAGAGGTCGAAACGCCGTGAGGCGTCTAGCAGTTACGCTGCTACTGATGAGACCAACAAACTAGGAGAAACAATCATGCAAGCAATTCGTACCCGTTACTACGGCGCAACCAACACTCGCGGCGCGCGTATCACCGCAACGTGCGAAGGCGGCTCCATCCAGATGTCTTATGACTATTCGCTAGATGCAGAGCCTAACCATCGCAAGGCTGTGGAACTGTTGCTGAAGCGTCTGGGGTGGGTTGCCGTTTATCAAGGCGGAGAGTTTGGCGGTGACTATTACTGGGTCGGCAAGTCTGCCTGGACACCAGAAACGCGCAGCATTGACGTATCGGAGGCCGCATGAGCGCCCACACTCCAGCCCCTTGGGCTGTCGATGGCACTCTCCATTCTGGAGACTTAGACGTTATCAGCGCAGATGGCCGCATCGCAATGATTGATGACTCCCGCGCAACGGGATGGAACGAGCCGACAATTAAGGCAAACGCTCGCCTTATCGCTGCCGCTCCAGACTTGCTTGCCGCTCTGCAAATGGTCGAGGCGATCTGGTCACGCGACCAGACAGCCAACATCGACCCCGAGTCACCACTCGCCAAGGTTCGAGCCGCAATTAAAAAAGCCACAGGGGAAAACACATGAGCCGCTTTACTGTCACGCTCTGCCGTGTAGAGCATCACGCTTACCAATTAGAAGTCGAAGCCGCTACACCCGAAGAAGCCCACGAGATAGCCGTGGAGACATGGGACGACGACGACGAAGCGTTCACCCATCTCGGGGTGGTACATGCTGAAGACTTTATCGAAGACGTTAAAAAGAAAACGGAGGCCGCATGAAGCGCGAACAAATGATAGAGGCTTTGACGCTTGAAGCCGTCCAGTACATCTACGAAGCCGCCCTGCGAGGCGATACGGGCTTGCTCGGCGACTACTTGCAGTTTGGCTTTGTCGGTTTCGAGAACATGAGCGAGTCGGACTTGCTACTGGAGTACGAGACCACTATCGGCGAAGCGCAGGAGGCTGCATGAAAGCCTACAACGTGACGATCCGAGCGACCGTAGTTAAAACCTTGCGCGTGGAGGCAGAGGACGAAGACGCTGCCTATGTGTTAGCGCATGAAGACTTTACGGTCGATTTAACGGACGACCTAGAAGACTACGAAGAAGAAACCCTGCGCGTTGAGGAGGCCGCATGAAAAAGTACGCCATAGTGGTTCATCTTGAAATTGACGAAGACGAAGACGCATACCACCCCGCAACGTGGCAATTTGACGAACTAATCGGAGGCGAGGTGACAGGGTGGGAAGTGTTTGACGTTACCGACGAACCCATCGAGCGCGTTCGGATCGACGCAAAAGGTGCGGAGGTTATCGCATGAAGTACTTTGACGTAGTGCTATATGCGACCGTGCAAGAGGTTGTGAGCGTAGGCGCAAGGGATGAGGACGAAGCCGCAGAGATAGCCCTATCTATCGTGAAAGCCGGTCATGTGGCTTGTTCCACCCTTGATTGGGAAGTAGAAGAGGTCAACGTAGGAGACCCCCTAGATGTCGCAGAATGACCAGATACGCGCCGCCCTGATTCTAGGGCGGTCGCTTACCCCGTTGGACGCGCTCCAGAATTACGGTTGCTTTCGCCTTGCCGCTCGAATCGCTGAATTAAGGCGAGAGGGGCTAGACATTGAGTGCAAGACGGAGACAACCAACGGCAAACGCTATGCCCGTTACCAACTGCGGAGGCCTTATGTCTCGTTATAAACTTTGGTGCAAACTGACTAGGTGGTTCGGCCGTGGGTTGATCGACTGGCGCGAGGTGCCCCCGCCTAACGTCCGCTCTAGCCGCGCACAGCACCCATTGTCTAACTATTGGTGAGCCGATGGAAAAACCACATATACCCACGATTGCAGAATTAGAGGCGCTATTCGCGGCCGATGATGCGCCCATGGTGTACCGGGCGCCCCCTAACCCTGAGCGTCTCCAAACGGCTGTGCGGGCTTTCCTGAGCGCATGGGACGACGATCTTAGCGTCCGGGAATTGTCGCCTTTTGTTGAAGAGATACGCAAAGCCGTGGAGGGGCGCCCGTGACTGAGTTTCACGAGCGTTGGGGCTTGCGCCCAACCTATCCGAAACTCACGCGCTGCACCCGTCGGTATTGGATCACTTATCTCGGGCGCTGCGTAGATACTGCGAGGGCGACACTATGGCGGGATTCTTGATAGCGGTAGCGCTTACCGTACTGGCATCCATTCTTTTTGACGATTAAACGAGGGGGCGCAAGCCCCCTTTATTTCACCATCTGTAAGTCTGGTTTGCCTTCAACCATCGCCCTGATATCGGACTTGCTACGGTCGGCCAACTCAGGAGCCACCCACAAGTGTTTAGGCGTCTGATGCTCGCGGCTCATCACCCGGCCGATGTCCTTCCATCCGCTTTCCCGCAGGGCGACGAATAACGTCTCTCTGGAGGGCTTATGGCCGTCCGTACCTGCGGCAATACCAGATAGCACCTCCGACCACGGCGACCCTATAACGCCTCTGGCGAAGACTCCGCGACGCTGCCGAACCATATCAGCGATAAATGCCTCGCCGCCCGACATACCTAAATCAACCATCGCCAACTTAGCGTCAGTCAGTGGTGGCACGGCTCCGGGGTTGAACGCGCTAACGTCTCGCGCATCGAGGTAACCCGCCACAGCCTCAAAGCCGCCTTTGCCGTACCAATCCCACAGCCTTGCAGCCTCGTCGTCCGGTAGGCGTGGCGCTTGCGACCAGATGACGAACCAGCGCCTATCGTCAGCCGGTATCGTAATTGGCGCTCGGTCATTGCTAAACGCCAACACAAAAATCCTATTCACCACATAGTACGGGTGCTGCTGTTTCTTATTGACCAGCAGCAACTCAGGCGGCGCAGCGATCACGGGCTTCAGGTTGTTTTCCATCGCTCGACGGTCATCGCCCTTGCGGTAGCGAATCTCGTTTAGCACGATGACTTCGGACTCGTAGGTATAGCCCCACGAGCCAGCGACTTCCTCAGCCCTAGCCACGGCTATGTTTTTGAGCGACCCTCCGCCAATAGACCACAGGAAGGGCGCCCAGAGCGTGTCCTTACCGCCACCCGGCAAACCCGTATGCAGCACGGCGTGGTTGATCTTGCGGCTCGGGTTCTGGCGCTTGTACGCCATCACGTTCAAAACGTGTTCGCGCTCAAAGTCGGCAGGAATCATTCGGTGCAGGTGGTTCAGCCACAGCGAGACATCCGCGCTCTGTGCGGCTGGCCGTGAGTCCTTCCACTTATTGACGTAGCCCACCCCGGCCTTCTTTAGTAACTCCGTCTCACCCGGCGCATAGGTTAGGGCGTTGGCGACGTAACTACCCATCGCAGCCCGGTTCTCATCGAAGAACGTAGCCGCCTCGATGCGCCTAGCCTTGTTGTGTACGGAGTAGCACGGCGTACCCCGAAACAGGGCATTGAACGTCTGCCGGGAATAATCCTGATGCGTTTTTACATCGAAAAACAGGTCGCCCTCGGCAACGTAAACGAATCGTTTAAACCAGTCAGCCGGTGCCAACTGGGATACATCACCTTCCGCGAGACTTTCGTATTCATCCATTGCATAACCCCACTAATCTGCTATTCTCACGGAGCATTGCGATTTTCTCCGTGTAATTCTCCTAGAGAACGTTCAGCCCCACTTCGGTGGGGCTTTTTTTATGGACTGCCCATTCGTCGGTTGGCCGAGATGGTGCGCCATGTGTCGAGGACGATGCGCTCGGTTTCGCGCTTGTTCGCCATCTTGGCGTAGAGCGCGACAGCCGCACAATACCGTTCGTGCGACTCTTTCGTGGCATGGTGGGTCGCGGCAATCGCTTGCCGCTCCGCCACCGTACCCTCGGCATGAGTAAAGACGGCCTCACGGGTCGCCTTCCAGCCATACTCAGCACGCTCCATCTCAGCCTTTGCCAGCGCACACGGCTCGTCTGTATCGACGAGGTACCGCAGCGCTTTCTCGGCTCTTTCTTCGCTAATCATTAGAAGCCCAACGGATCGTTGAGGTCAGCCTTTGACCAGTTGTCCTCAGTCAGCCCCGCAGCAGGCGCAGGCTTCTGCGGCCTTTGCTGGCCTTCCTTCAATTGGACGCTAATGGACAAAAAATTGTTACCAGCCTTTGAGGCTTTCTTCCACGCAGACAGTTTGTACTCCGTGCCGCCCACATTCAGGTCGCCAGTAAAGTCCGGGCGCTTTTCGTTGCCCTTCTTGTCGTTCGGGAACAGCACGCCACGATTAGTATTGTCATAGTTCACAGGGTCATCTCCTTCAGTTTAGAAACTTTAGCATCCAACTCAGCCAAAAAATCAAATACCTCTTTCTCTAAGAGGGTGATGCAGTCTGTATCCCTTGAGATACGCAGCACGAGTAGTTGTAACTCCTCGGGCATCCTCGGATCGTATGAAACCCAATCGCACCAGTCCGTACCCGTGCAAGCCATTTGCCATTGCATCTGATAAAAATATTTTTGCGGCGGGTCGCGCTCAAAAAGGTACTCAATATGCGTGGCAGTTGAGGGGCATTTAATTTCAACGCAGCCGTTTACGCCTACCAATCCGTCAGGGCTGGCTCCTGCCATCTCGATTGCAGGGTGGTTAATAAACCCCACCTCAGTTACGAGTTCGCCCACCTTGGCGCTGTAGGCGTCACGGGCTGCCCCTTCCTGCTCGACACCCCACTCCATGGCGGCATTGCTGAACCCTTCGGTCGGCTTGCCGGTCAAGCGTTCACATACGAGTTGCGCCATGTAGTTGTTGCGAGTCGCGGCGTAGCCACTCTTCGTGCGTGCCACTACATCAGCCACCTTTGAAGCAGTCACCTTGCCCAGACGGGCGGTGTGCCATTCTGTTGTCCTTTGCTCCATCACTCCTCCGATGAATACCATTGTGTTTGACGGTGTAAAAACGTCGGCCATTCAATTTTATTTGTGAACGAACGATCCTGAATCAACACATAATTAGTTGGCTGAGCGGTATATCGCCCATTAGCCAATTCCATAAAGTAAAACTCTTTCGCCTGAGTTGGTGTGGCGCTATACGCATCACCAATAGGGATTAACGTAAACAAATAACGCCCAACAAAATCTTGATCATCACACCGAGCCATACCGTTTAACCCAACGAAATATGGATACTCAATTACGCTGAATTCGTAACCATAAGCGTTCCATCTCTGCGCTAGTGTCGCATCCCAAGCATCCTCGGTTTTACGCCATGCAATTTGATGCAGCGGTACGTTTCGGTAAACAGCGCCACACTCCAGTAGAACGTGGCAACCAAATGCTCTTCCGGGATAGCAAGTCATTCCAAACCAAACCGCTTGCATCCAGTCATGCTGCCCAATTGCGTTCGGCTCAATCCAAACATACTGATGCGTCTGTAATACACCCGAATGCGCGTAAATTGCCATTGCTAATCTTCTCCTGTCTCCATGAGACGTTTAAGTTCTCGACACTCGCGCTCAAGGCGCTCCATCTTTTCTGTAGTTACAATAAGTCGGCTGGTTGCCTCGTCCCGTTGCTCCAATACGCGCCTCAACTTCTCGGCTAACGCTTGCGATAATTCTGACGAATCAGGGATCGCCATTGTGTGACCGATGATTTCGTAGTCCGACATCAGCGCGTAGTAAGGAGTCATTGCAGTTCACCTTGCTTCCACAGCAGATAGTCGTACTGCTTAATTCCACGGTGCAGCGCAGAGGCCATGTGCATAGGCTTTAGCCCCCACTCCTGCGCCAGCGGCTTATAGTTAATGCGCTTCTTGCTGGCTTTAGCATCGGCTTTACGCTCACGCAGCACCTTGTACTGCTCAAACGTAATGCCGGGGTTATAGCGCGACGGTTTAGTATAGGTTTTCATGTCCGGGCACCCGATACCACGACAAAACAATCTTGGCCGCATCCCGATGATCTTTTATCAAGCGAAGGTCTTTGGCCTTGTTCTTCTCAAACACGCCGTTTGGATACGCACCAGACTCACGCTCTTCAATCATCTGTTCCATCATCTCAACGGTATTGGTCAGCGACCAAGCCACGATGTATGACTCAACGTCACTTAGTATTTCTTTCACTAGCCTCTGCTCCTTTAGATTGAGGCCAACTTGCTTTTCTTCTCGCTGAACAGGCTTAGATGCACCTTTCGCTCGCTTGCGTTTAGGCTTTTCCATATTGCGTTTAACTCCTCGATGGTGGCTGCTAGTTGTACTGCCGCTTCTACGGCAGGATCGGTTGTGGCTGCGGCGACTTCATGCGTCTGCGAGTCAGCGTCGTTGTCGCCCTCGGTCGGGATGCAGAACGCTTGGAAGGCGGCGTACTTGTAAGCGGCAGACATGGCCTTGTTACTGGCCTTGTCGCCTGAGTCCATCGCTTCGCCTACGGTGATGACCGTGTGCTTGCTACCGTCTTCGGCGGCTACGAAATCAAACTCTACGGTCAGCGTGACGTAGAACAGCGCAGTGCCTTGACGGTTCTGGCGCTCGATAATCTGTCGGTCGGTGACGCGAGGCAGGATGCACAGGCCGTGCTTTGACAGCAGCGGCGAGAGCGCACCGTACACCGCGTCGATGCCACGGAAAGCGTAGCCCTGCGACTGGTTCTTGCTGTCTTTGCTGATGCCGATCTTCGACAGTTCGGCGGTGACAGCGGCAATCTTCTCGTAGACCTTCATGCTTGTTCTCCTCTTGCGCGGATAGCGTCGGCGCACTGTGAATTACCAAGAACCCATGCGACATGCGCGTCTGCCCTATTGCGCTCAACTAATTCGTCACACAGCCCAGCGCACGCTTCCCGCTCGACTGCGGCAACAAGGTGTGCGAACTTATAAATGGCCTCAGAAGTTTCGGCTTCAATTTGCTCAGTTACCGAATCGCCATCTATAAAGTCGATAAGGTAAAAGCCGACGCTCTGAGCCATACGTAAAATTTCTTCGCGGGTCATTGCGGGTTCCTCAGTTTGGCGGATGCGGCATCAATCGCAGCAATGCACTCAGCAAATGCTTGGTGCAGTTTGAAAGCGCCTTCGGCTTCGATGCGGTTGAGTTCGTTTAAGCCTTCGATGACGTTGAAGGCGGCGTGTTCGGCGCGGCAGTGCAACTCCATCAGTTGATCACGTTCCTGCTCGGCCAAGATTTGATAATCGTCTTCCATGTCTTTCTCCATCGGGGCCAATCCCCGAAGTGCAGTATACTCCCGTTGACGATACTGTCAACACCTGTTACTGTGCAACCTATGACACCGAAACAACTACTGAAGATTTATGGTTCCCAGAGCGAGATTGCTCGGGCGTTGGGCGTAACCCGGCAGGCTGTGCTGCGCTGGTTCAAGGAAGACAAGATTCCTGCGTTGCGCCTGTACCAAATTCAATGTGTGCTGAAGGTCAATGAATAACCCAGTTACGAATAGCACCGACATATCGTGGGCGTCACAGGCTAACGTGCGCTATTGGGAAAGCGTGAAGCACACCCCGTTTGGCAAACTAAGGCTGGCCGATGCGTATCTCGCCCGGATCGGCGTGGGCGATTGGTCGCAGCGTGCGGAGCGTACGTCGTGGCTAAAAAACTACGTAGGCGACATCCTGCGTTCGCTGGACGATGCCACCGAGGCATACGGCGACCCGCACGTTCGGGGGATGGTGCGGGAACTGTGGGGCGAGCCGGGCGTGACGAAGTTGAAGGCTAGGTGCAAATCGGCATAATCGGCGTATGCGCTACGCTAAACGCCGAGACAACAACCACACCGACATCGTAGAAGCCTTACGTAAGGCCAACTTCGAGGTCATCGACTACGCCTCGGCAGGGCACGACATCCCTGATCTGTTGGCCGTCAAGCCAATGCACGACGGTATGGCGTGGATTTGCTGGATAGAGGTCAAGGCCAAGGGTGGGCGGCTGTCAGAGGGGCAGAAACGCTTTCAGGGCTTTTTCCAGCCGAGGGGCGAGTGGTACGAAGCCCGTGACCCAGACGACACCGTATGCGCCTTACAGGCGCTTTACTTGCAGCGCCTTAAATAATTCATTTACAATACGGCCATGAAGAACTGGCGCGTATTGAACCAAAACCTGAATCTGTTTAACGAGGCCGAGGTTAAGGCGCTCTTGGACGAGGAGATTGCCGGTCAGCGGCGTTCCACGTTCCTCAAGCGCCTGCACCAGCGGTACTGCACCCTGCGTGCAAACCGCGAACGGGCTGAGATATTCAGCGCCGCCGCAAGTATGTCAGGTAGTCAGCCCCCTCTTCCGGGTCCCACCACACTTTCACCAAGTCTGGATGGTCAGGCGGTAGCGCAGGGTTAATCGTCGTTAGCGCACAGGGCGACAGGCAGTTGTCCCTGAACCCGCGCTCTTTGGCGTAGCGGTCGTAAATCTTGTAGGACGCCACCTTACAGGCGTGCATCGTGATGCCGCTGATTGCATCCTTCAGGACGCTATAAGCCGACTCGTGCTTGTGACCGGCCACGTATAGGTGGTCGCGGGTTCCCATCAGCGCAGCCTTCATCGGCCCATGCGCCGGATTCCAAATACTAGAGCCGCTGTGGTCGTGGCGGGCGTTAACCCGTACCTCTAGGCCGTTCGGGAATCGAAGCGCTAGGCGGGCTTCTGAGGACTTATAAAGGGCATCCTGCTGCTTGGCTATCCAACGCAGGGGATCGCCTGAGCCTGACCACAAGTCGTGGTTTCCGCCGATCATGTACAGCCAGTTGCAGCGGTTGATAAACCACTCGGCTATTTTCCAAGCCTGAGCGGCGGAGGTCGTCTGGTCGGCGTAGAGGCGGGCAAGGCGGCCACACCAGTTGTTCGTGGTGTCGCCTACGTTCGCTGCGAATAGCCCCTCGGTGCGGTTCACAAGGTCAGTGTGGCGTTCGATGGCTTCTATGTCGCAGCCGTCATCGTCTACGTGCGGGTCGCCAAAGTGCAGGATGCCGATAGCACCGTCCATCTTCACTTTGATAGGAATGAGTTTGCTGGCTTCTTCGTGTTCCCGCTTGTGCTGGAACTTGCGCTTGCGCTGGGCAATCAGTTCCTCGATGGGAACGTCGTCGTCGGGCAGCGCGGTGAACTCGTAGTCACCCTTATCTACCACTTGGCGTCCGGGCTGGTAGGTGGAGTCAGGGATAATGTACCCCTTGTCCTTCATCTTTTTTAGCCGCATCTGCAAAGTCCGCTCGTTCATTTTGAACTTTGCAGCGACTATTGCCCGTATGCCGTTTGCTTCCTGTAGCGACTTTAATATCTGATCATCGGATGCCTTGGACTGCATTGCTTACTCCATTGTTGTGAGCATCTGTTGCAGCAAGTGTCCAATCCGATCTACAAATTGCTCGTCTCGGCTTAGGTCATCGTGACCAGCGATGTCGAGCATCGCGTGAATCGCCTCATGCGCCCACACTTGCTGCCGGTTTGTGCCTTTACAAGAACTTACGATGTGTATCTCGTATTTGTCTGGAAGCCACATTCCAACACAATTTTTGCCGTGACGCCACTTGGAGGGCGGAATTACTTTGACATTGATGGTGTGACCGGCTAGTTGGAAGCGCTCTGGGATGCCGTCTTGTCGCATAGCGCCCGCTCCGTTAGATGAGGCTAACTCAAAAACAATACCCGCTCGTCGTTACGACGCTTGACGAGGCCGGGTAACACCTTACCACCGGCTTTTGTCCACTTTTTGAATTCTTCGGCTGCCCCTTCAAAGTCGCCTCGATTGACCTTCATCCGCAAGCCAGAGCGTTGAAGGTTGCCTAGCCCCACGTTAAAGGCAAAAGATACGAGAGCATCAAAGACTCCCTGACGGCCAACAGCAGCAGGGCAAAGTCGAACCACACCACGCTCAAACCGGCCAAGGTCTTGAGCAAGTATCCGGTCCACCTCGTCCATTGAGACAGTCCGATCCCAGCCTGCGGGTATCGGTAGACTCTTGCGTTCCTCATACTTCACCGCAGCGTGAGCCGGGTCTATAACGTGGCCGACCCCGACCGTCCATAGCAGGGCCGGACACCGATAAGGGCGCGTCCTTACGCCCTCATGATGCTTGATCATTTGTATTGCAGCAGGACTGACCTTCACTTCTTGCCGAAAGCCTGCGTGCCAAACCAGAAGGCAATGATTGACGACAGTATCAGCATCTCGTCATCTGAGAACACTTCAGCCATTGCAGCGGCAAACGGCACGCCTGTGTTGTAGGCGTACCAAACACCTGCAATGTTGATAGCGACCAGTTCCAGCACAAAGATGTAGGTCACAACCGGACGCACCGACGCACGCAGGTTGATCATCCACTGCGAGGCACCCTTGCCGATTTCCATATCGTGCTGGTACAGGGCTTGGCGCTCCTCGCCTGCCGTCTGCGTCTGGATTTGCTCTAACTTAATTTCCTCAACCCGTGCCTGCGCAATAAACCCGCGTTCTGCGAGGGCTAGTTCGCGCTCCTTCTGCGCGGCGACAAGGGCTAACTCATGCTTCTTGTCTTGGCGGTCTTGGAAAATCTCAAGAATCTTAGGAAGGCCGCCCGCAAGGAACGACAGGAACGTGCTAACCATTGTCATCATTTGGAAGCCCTCACTACGTCGTCGCCCTTGGTAACGGTGACATGATCGCCCTCAACGTCCACCCGCATCGGCTGCTCTTTGCGATCCAGCCGGTCTAGTTTGGCGATCAGTTCCTTAATTACCTCAAACTCGGGTTTATCTTCCTTCTCCACCGTGCCTGCAATGCTGGCAAGCATAGAGATAAGAGCGGTCAGCGAGGCACCAAGCAGCCCCATCACGGCAGCGATCTTGTCCGAATCTAACGCAAGGCTAGACAGCACGCCGATCACCACAATGGCCGTGATGTATTTCAGCCCGTCCTTACCAATGGCTTTACCGGCTACGTCCTTGGCAGACGACTGCGCTTCAAGCCGTTGCAACTCGGCCTGTATTTGCACTTTTAGCAACTGGATGTCGGTAACGTCGTTCATTTTTAACCTTTAACTAAAGAACAGTATTGTTAATAGTGCTGCAAACAGTACGCTTACGCAGGCAATTACTTTTAAATTAGCGCGAGTCCGCACCCATGCCGCCCACATCACTTGTCGGCCTTTTCGTCCAACTTGTCCCAGATGCGGGTCAGGATTTGCTCAATACGCTCTAAGGCGGACTTGTAATCATCGCGGCGCACGAACTGGTGCATCATCTCTTTGTGGTCGCGCTGAAGGTTCTCCAGGCTCGTCGTAATCGAGCGCAAGGTCCAACCGCCAAACGCTGCTGCAACTGCCACCGCAATGTTAAAAGCCGCCTGATAGTCCACGTCACTTCTCCAAACTTAACTTAAGTGCGCCTTGCAGCATGACTACCTCGCTAGGGCGTTACGGTTTTGCTCTTCCCTTCTCAACTTGTTCCGATCTTCTCTGCTAATAGCAGCCGGAACTTGCGGTGTGATGGCAAGGGCAGGTGGGAACTTATAAGGGGAAAACAACGCCTCTCCAACCGCGCCACGCTGATAAGCCTTGCGCCGAGTTCCAAATACACTAACTCGTTCCTCAAGCGCGTTACCAAGTGCGCGAGCGGCAGTATTAGAGTTAAGCAATTCAACGGCCAAGTCAGCCGCTTGTTTGGTGTCTAACTTGCCTTTTAGTCGAGCAATGATCCAGTTAGCAAGCATAACGTTGCTGTCCAAGAACGGAGGCAACTCACGGTCTTGCGCGACAATCTTGCCGGGACCAACTCCGCTTGATCGAGATGCGTCGTTTACAAGTTTTACAAAGGCACGCTGGTCATTTAGCGTGCGATTAATCTCGTCAACAACTTGACGCACAGCCGGTTCATCAAGCGCAGCAGCCGTTACGGTTCTTGCTGATTGCTCTGGCGTTGCCGTCAAGCCAGCAGTTTTTTCCGCAACATAGCGTGTCAGGTCTTCCAACCTAGATCGACGCCCTTCAACGCTTGTGGCGACCTTGCCAAACTTGTTCAATTCGGCGCGGATGCCCATGCCAGCGTTGTCTAATATGCCAAGCGCAGCGGCGTGGTCGCGCATAAACTTTTCGTGGTCTTCAGGCGCTATCTTCGCGCCCTTAACAACTTTTTGTTTATACAAGTCCAAGATGCCAGCCTTAGTGGCTGCCATAGCCTTCTTGTTATCGCCCAGTGCAAGCACAAATCGACGGGCATTGTCTGGGTCGGCGGGGTTAATAATGGTGGCAACGACTTTAGCCGGAGCGACCATTTGCACGCCGGTAGCGCCTTCTCGCTCAAGGTTAGCGACCCACCCTTCTCTAAACGGCGTTGCAATTCGAGTCTGATATAAATTAAGGGCTTCTTTGTAAAGCAAATTGGCTTTTTCAGGTACGCCCGCCTTGATTGACTCGTCTACCGCGCTACGCAACTTATACAAATTTGACAGCGTTTTGACGGATTCGCTGTCGGTCTTACCCAACAACTTAGCAACGTCCATGTTGATAGCCTTAATAATGCTATCAGCGCCTTCAAGGGTAACTTGAGGCGGAACTGGTCGCGCAGGCGGACGCTCGCCACCTACGCTGCCAAATCCTGCGTCAACATCTCTCGGCATCGTAAACTTGTATTCGCTAAGGATTTGAGATGTTTTCTCAGCCAAACCCGGATTCAATCGAGTCAGCGGATCGGACTCAATCTGCCGTGCAGCAATAATTACTGGCTCAATGCTGAACGAATCTGGGGCGGCATTAAATGCAGCCTCATAAGCAGGGCGCACCACTTCACGACGCACCTTCTCAATTTCTTTTTCACGGGCAACAGTAATTTGACGGCCCATGCGGGGCTGATCAGCGCCCGGAACTCCGCGAGGCAGTATGATTGCTTGCGATTCTAAACGACCTGTTTCGTTAGCCAGTCGGCGGTTTACATCCGCCAATTCGTTTTCCATACGCTGATTAATCGCCGTATCACGAGCGCGATACATGTCAGAGACATTCGGCTTGGCGTATCGAGTGGTTGCTAGTAACGAGGCAAAGGAAGAGTTGTTTGTGCGAACAGCAACCTGCTCTGGCGTCATGCCAGATTCAAGCATGTCGATTGCGGCTTGCAACCTCATGGGGTCGTTATTAAATGACTCCAGCAATGCTCTTGATCGAACGCGCTCTAATCCACTCTTAGAAAGCGGCTCGGTCAGGGAATACAACTTCTGGCCTATAGCCTTGGTTCCGGCTGCTGCCATACTCGGAATCATGCTGCCGCCCAAACCGGCAAGAAGTTGTGCGTATTCGTTTCCGCCAATATCGGCCACATAGGCCGTTGAAGCGCCACCAGAAAGCGCAGCCAAGGTTTGCACCCCCGGATCTTTTGCCATTGCTGACAAAACATTCTGCGTGGTTCCCGGCCCAACAGGGGCTTGCTGAGATTTACCAAGCATTGTCAGCAAGTAATTCTCAACCGCGTTTGCCGGTTGGCGAAATTCAATTTGCCTTGCAAGGTCAGACGTTAAATCTGCTGCTGGTCGAACACCGCTGGCGATTGTTTCCAGCGCACGCGGGGTGGCCGCGCCGGGAACTCCAAACTCCGCAACTGTGCGGAGAGCCCGGCTGCCGCGACTGGTTGGCTCGCTAATTATTTCGTCGCCATACAGTTCACGGATCGCTTGAGACGGCGACTTCATTCCAAGTACGGTTGAAGCAATGTCTCCAATAAGCAAACCGCCCGTAGCAGCGGCGGACATAAGCGGACCACCAGCCAAAAAACCAGCGCCACCTACCGTGGCATACGGAGCAATCGCAGGATTGATTACCTCACGAGCAATCTGTGCCGCACTACTAACAACGCGCTGCGGGAAAGTTTCTTCAGGAACATAATCCTCAAATTTATCAAACGGGTCCGTTTCCGGCGCATCTGCAAATTTTGCAAACGGGTCGTCTTTTTCAACCTTGCTTGGTTGTGCCATTAACGCACCTTTCGTTTGCCATTAGGTGTAATAAACACCGTACCCGGAGGCAGATTCTCCGCCTCCTCAACGGTTTTTACTCTAATTGGGTTAGCAGCGCTTTGTGCAGCGCTTTCTCGGTCGGCGTATTTTTTCATCTCAGGGCGATCAAACAATGACTTGCTTCCGGGGCCGTCTCGCCATGCTTGCGCCGCGCCTCGATAAGTTCCATTCTCTGCTTCCCAATCGTCATAAAACTTGAGTTGCTCATTGTCTTGAGCAATAACAGCCTTTTCCAAATCAATTAGGAATTTATTGGAATCGGTCAACTTTCGGTAACTTGCCCAAGTATCTTCAGCGCGCTGGGCGTCACCTTCGGTTTGGGTGCCAGCCTGCTGACTCAACTTAAACAAGATTCTGTCTTTAACAGCAACGGCAAACGCATCCGCGCTCTGAACCTTCTCGGCTGCTTCAACATCTGCAAGGCCAAGCGAAACAAGAACTCGACGAGCCTCTGTAGTGGCTTCAGCGCCAAATCCAGTTTCAAATTTATTCAATGCACTAGCGGCTCGCTGGAGGCTTGGCAGTGTTCTGCGCCCTTGTACCGCTCTGTCTCGAATGGTGTCGTACTCTTTAACGCGACTCTTTGCCTTTTCAACTTCTTCGGCAGTATCGCCCTTTTCAACCGTTGTAATGTTTTGCGGTCTATTTGGGGACTCTGTAACTGTGCGTTGACTACCCGGCACGGTTTCAGCCTTGCCCGGATATAGGCTCGGCATTGAAATAACTTCTTTAGTGGCACCCAAATCCATGGTGACAAAGTTTCTTGCCATGGCCTTTTCCAAGCCAAGTGCAGATTGGGCAATTAACTGATCCAATCCTCCGGGTTGTTGCAGCGCAGCCTGAATCCTTGCATCGGCTTGGCTTTTATCAAGACCAATGCGCTTAAAATATCGTTGCAGCACTGGGTTTGTATGCTGCATCTCATGCCACTGAACATAAGCATTCGCTTTTTGGTCAGGCGGCAATGCGCTGATGCCCTCAAGCATCCTTCTGGACAAATCCATTTCCGCGCCAACTAACGTATTTTCTTCTTTTTGCCCAGTGGTCATCGCATTTTGGGCTTCTTGCAACTCTTTGGCCTTTTTAAAAAGGCCTGCTTGCATTAACACATCTGGGGTCAACGCAACGCCACCCGGCTGCCGTGACGCAGAAACCAGTTGGTTAAATCCTTGCGCCTCACGAGCAGCCAATTCATTAGCAGCAATCTCAGACTGAGCCTGCTTCATAGCCAGCGCATTACGGGCAAACGTCATCGGGTTTTCGATCTGAATACCCGGCAGTTGAGCGGTTACGATCTGTGGGTTAATAGGCATACATCACCCCTGACCCGCTTGCGGATATGCGCGGTTCAACCAGTTCAACCCTTGGTTGTAATTCACATATTGGCCGATAGCGTTTTGCAGCGCACTGCCCATGCCAAGATAGCCAGATGCTCTTGCGGCGCCGCCAGCCATTAACAAGTTACCGACGTTTTCGCCGTATTGACCCGCTTGATTTGAAACTTGCTGAGTCGCAGTTTGACCGGCGCCATACAAACTACCAAGGGCGCCGAGGCGTGTGCCTAATTGGGATTGAGCGCGGTTAAACGCGTTCGTGTATTCCTGCGAGGCCAAGTCCTGACCGAAACGCTGTGCGCCTTTAAGCATGGAACCAGACAACAAACCACCGCGAGCAGCAGCAGATCGCTCTAACGCCTTCTGACCTTCCGACAAGCGGAACGCGTAACCGGGGTCCATCTGCAAGTCTTCCGGTCGATAGCCGCGAGTCAGCATCCCGTAATCAGCAGCCGTTTCATCACCGCCAATACCAAGCAAACGCATCAGTTCGTTTTGCGAAGTAATGCCTGCTTTGCGGAACGGTTCTGCCAGTTCCTTTTGCTCAAGGAAAATTTCCTTTTGCACTTCGGCAGCGCGGTCTGATGCTCGTTCTTGAGCCTTACCGGCTTGACGTGAAGAATACGCGCCAACGGCTGCGCTAGTGGCTATGGCTGCGGCGATCCAAGTCATGGCAATGCCTCATTAGGTTTCTCAATCTGAGGTTTCTTCAGATTGTTGTGTGCGTCAAACAATGCTGCCTCTTCCGGCTCAATTAACTCAGCCTCAATGTCATCTAGGTCGGTTTTATCCGTCTGGTGGACGGTTATACCAACAGCGTCAGTTAAGGCCAACGTAACACGTTTTGTTCCCGGTTTTGATTCTACAACGTCCCCGGCTCTGAGCAATCTCATACCAGTCTCAGTCCAAGCAATTATTTCCCCGGCAGCGCAGAGGAAAAAATGGTCTTTCTTGTGGACCTTTCCCACAATCAGCGTCCCGGCAGGCCGAAACACTTTGCGGCAGTACATGCCGCTAGAAAAGTAATGCTCCGTAGCCAATTCGGCTTGGGGCAACTTGATGGCTTCGTCCTGAAGCCGCTCAATTTGCTCCCGAGTAGGGATCTGAATTGGCAGGTCTAGTTCGGTCACGACACTTCCCGACCAGAGGATCGGATGTTGATAGCCGAGGCGGTACCGGCAATCGTGGAGATAAATCCACCCGGTTGCAGCACATGGCCGACCAATTCAGGGAACGTATACGTCTCCGAGGGCAGCAGGGTCTTGTTCTTGATGATCAAGTTCTGGTTGCCCGACGCGTCAAACTGCGTCACGAGGTTGACCGACAGGGTAGCCGCCGATGCGCTGTAATTCGTGGCCGTGAACTTGTCGATAATGGTCGAGACGTTCGTGGCCACGTATTGTGTTGTTTGGGTATTTTCTGCAATTTTTGCAGGAATTAATACTTTAACGTTAACAGCCATAAAAAATTCCTTTAAACATGTGCCCAGACTGTTCGTCTGATGACTTGATCAATTAGGCTGGCGGATACTTGATACTTCTTGGCTAACGCAATTACGCCGGTTTGACGGCTTTTGGGCTTGTATTGGCTTCTAATGCAAATAACGTCTTGTTCAGTTAATCGAGCATTTCCGTTCTTACTGCCTCGCGCATCCCTGTTTCTTTCATGGCGATCACGAGTGTTATCAGCGTTTGTTCCAATTTCTAAGTGATTTGGATTAATGCAAGCAGGATTGTCGCACTTGTGGCGCACACAAAGCCCTTTAATTGACTCCAACGGCACTTGATTTGCTTCGCAGTAAGCAAGCCGATGTGCCTTTAGAAGTTTTTTGCCTCTGTGGACAATTCCATATCCATCTCGGCTTTTGAAGCCAATCCAATCAAAGCAGCCAGTCTGCGTGTTCTCGGCAATCTTGGCCGGGATTAGGACTTTTACGTTAACTGCCATGTGTCACCTAAAAGGTAAATACCATTCGGACGCGGCCATTGACGCCAGCCTTGCCCGGATCGCCGCCCTCTACCGGATCGCCACCGTCACCGCCAGCGCCACCGACAAGGCTGCCCACACCGGCAATCGGCGTAGCACCCGGCTGCGTGAAGGCTGCGCCACCGTTACCGTTCGTATTGGTCGTATTGCCGCCTGACGCCGTTCCGCCAGCACCCTGCTGACTGCCGAATATGCCGATGCCGCCATAACCGCCGAAGCCGCCCGTACAGATCATTTCAGGCAGGGCATAGGTTCCGGCATAGGCCACAGACTGACCGCCTGCACCGCCTACAGCGTCGCCTACAGTGCCGCCTTGACCAGCCTCACCGACAGTGTACAGAATCGTTTTACCGGCGTCTGGGGCAGTTAGCACCAGCACGGTCTTGGAGTAAGCACCTCCACCACCACCGCCGCCGGGGTTCTCTTGCGGCTCGTACAGGAACTCGCCAAATATCTGGGTAACAGTACCGTAGCCACCGCCACCGCCCGCACCCCATACCTCAATGGTGACGCCCGTCGCACTGGCAGGAATCGTGACGCTGCCCGACCCGGACGATGCGTCGAATACACCGGCACCGGCTCCCCCCGTCGTGCCTGCAATCGCCGCTGCTAAGGTAGCGCCGCCCATTAGGTCAATCCCGCTCCGCTGATCAGCCAAGAAGTGCTGCCAATCTTGACGCAGGTAGCCAAGCCGTTACGAGCCAACGTGCGCGTGCCGGTCGTGGTGCTGTTCGCCAGAGTCAGCGTGTCAGTCGTAATGGAAATCGACAACGCGCTGGTATTGACGTTGACGATAATAATCACGGTGCCCACTGGGAACGCGACCGCCGAGTTAGCCGGAATGGTCAGCGTCAGGCTGGTGCCATTCATCAAAATGGACTTGCCGCGATCTGCCAGCACTAACTGATAGTTAGCCGTCTTAGATACCTGCGGGGCTTCTCGATAGCCGACCGCATAGTTGGCGCTAACCGTATCGTTGTCTGGGATTAGCGGCGTGCCCGTAAACGTGGGCGAGGCAATCGGCGCATAGGTCGCCGCAGCGGTCGCTGCCGTAATGCTGTCCGTAATGCCGTAACCCGCCAGCGTCGTCGGCGTGCCGGTAATGGTTGACCACGCCACGCTTTCGGTGGAGATGTCATTAACGCCCGCAATATCGTCGTACTCACCAATCTGAACGTCGTTAGAGTCAGTCAGCACGAAACGATATTTAACGCCTTCCGCCAGCCACATGTCCTCGGGCAGTCGTCCGCCAGAGTCAAGGATGATGGGGTTAGCGTTAGTCGTCGTGCCGCTAATAGACGTATACGTCGCTCGCGGGGTAGTAGTGCCAGCGTCGTAGGTGTAGATCTTTCCGCCCGACAGCACGGCGCCGTCGTCGGTAAAGAACTGCGCCCCGGCTCCTGCGAAGGCTGAAAGGTAAACGGTCATACGTACACCTGCATAACAGTCAAAATGATGGAAGGAATGGCCGGAACGGGAGCGGCAGCCGCAAAGTTTTGCAACTGCACGTCTAGTGCATCCACGGAAAAGTACAACTGAAAGTAATCGCCGTTAGACAACGGCAAGAAAAAGTTAGCGGCAGAGAAGATTTCGGCATTGTTGCCTTGAATCTGAATCAGTGACGCAGAGTTGGCTACGTTAGTGCCGTTGATAGCAGGCCAAATATACAGTCGCCCCGTACCGCCCGAAGTCTTGTCTACCTGAATAGAAAACTGGACGTTGTAGATAGCGGGTCGAGTAACTTTAATCTTGCTGCTATCGGCTGGGTCACGGTAAACGCCATACGCGGGATCAGCGTTGTTGTACGTGATGGCATACGCTGTATTGATGACGGCTGCTGCTTGCGTCTGCGTTGAGTAAAACGACCCGTAGTTGATAAGACCAGGCTCAAACCGAGGTGGGCCTTTTTGCAGATCGTCTATCTGGCCTTTAACAACCGCCATTTCGTCTTCAACGTTAGCGGCCAACGAAGGCGTCAACTCAAGGTCAGCAATGGTGGTTTGCGTAGTGCCACCGCCCGTTAACTGGTACTGGTTGTTAAGAAACCGAAACCACTCACGCGAAATCTGGCCGGTGCGCTCGTCAATAAACGGCACACGCGGAGCAGGGATTTGCGTGATGTTCTGGGTCACGACGCTGTACCGCTAATCTGCAACTCAGCGCCCATAATGGCGACCTTAACCGGATCGGTGCCGCTAATTTCGTACACACGGTCACGCAGTTTGGTCGTCATGCCGAGGCGACGGAAGATGGCGCGAGTGCCGTATTGGCCGATACGCCCCATAGATACCTGGCGCTCGCCGTTCCAAGTGTGGCCGCCGTCATCCGACCAACGCAGCATCAACTGCGGGTCAGCGCCAGTGGTGTAATCCACGTCCAAAATAATGTCTTGGCCGATTTCGGTTTGCAGGATTTGCGACAATTCGCTGC